AAGAGAAGCAGAAGTCTCAGATTAACATCGGCAAGGCCATAACCAAGTATGAAGATGAGTACATTCTGCTCAGTAGTGTGATGAAAGAAGGCAAGCTATGGGCGCAGTCAGAGTTGTTTGACCTGCTGAGTGACCATGAGGTGAATCCTAACGGCTGTACAAGGAAGATGCTTCGTAACTGCATCGACCTGCTGAAAGGAAACAACCTCACGCTGGAACGTAGAGGCGCACATGGCAAGAAGTATTACCGATGGAACCCAATGTAAGGAGAGAAGTATGAGTGACTATCAAAGCTACAGAGAAGAGAAGCTTAAGTTTTACTTAAAGGCAATTGACGTATTGAGAGAGGGAGATCCTGATATGGCCCTTGATGATCTTTATTCTAATGCCGCAAAAGAGGCCGGATTAATGTGGGGTCATTTTTCTAGAAGTATTGCTGACTCTCATACCCTTAATTGGATTTATCGCATAGCAGAAATTGAGGATTCAGATCCTTCAGACTATGAAATATACAAAGATCAACTTGCAAGAAAGCCAAGATAGAATGCCCAGAATGCCCCGCTAGCCCCTAAAGCCCTTGTTTAACCCCCCACCCCTAGCGGGATTACCACCTAACCCGCCCCCTAAAACTAAGGCATTGGGGGATTTCTGGGCAAACTGGGCAAACTGGGCAAACTGAATGGAGATGATATGACAGACCCTGCACATCGCTGGATAGTCGATAACAAGAACAAGCTGAAGTTCTTTATTAGCTTCGTTAAGAAGCAGTACGAGGATGGCAAGCACATCATGTACTCGATCAAGGACACCACACGCAGTGACCGGCAGAACAATGCCATGCACTTGTGGTTCAGGCAGATAGCTATCGAACTAAATGATGCTGGCTACTGGGTGCGGCACCCCTTCAGTGATAACTTTGAGATACCGTTTACTGAGTTACTGGTAAAGGAGATGCTCTACAAGCCCACTGCAAAGGCCATGTTCAACAAAGAGACCACCACCAAGCTTACCCCTGCTGAACTCTCAGAGACCGCTGAGGTGCTAATTAGGTGGCTCTCAGAGAACAAACAGATCTATGTACCATTCCCTCAACAACTAAAGGATGAATTGAAGTGAATAAGAATTTTTATAAGCACGTTTTTTATGCGGAATGCCCAGACAATGGAGTTCCAATTCGCTACCTGTTAACGATTGAATCTTATCGAATGATTAACGTATTCGATATTCAAACCAGAACCGAAAGCATGACCTCTGGATACCAAGAAGATTTGGCCGATGCTTTGTTTCAAAGCTTTGGCGAGAAGCAAACGCTGGAAGCTCACCATCACGGCTTTTTTATAAGGACAGTAAGAAGCGAACAGGATGAGGATCTATCATGATTCACTATCATGGAGGGCCAATAACGCCAGACACCTGCGCGATCAGAGCATGGAAGAGTAGACACGCATTCGTTAGCTTTGCCAGGCCAGATCAGCTCGGTCTTGCGACAGAGATTTGTCAGTCTTTTGGCTTAGACAACGGAGCGTTTACTTTCTGGAAAACAGGGGAGCCTATCGACTGGTCTGGATATTATGAGTTTATTGATCGCTGGAAGAATCATCCTCGATTTGACTTTGCAATCATACCCGACGTAATTGATGGAGGCTCTCGGGCAAACGATGAGTTGCTGGCGGCATGGCCTCACGGCAACTATGTTGGTGTTCCTGTTTGGCATATGAATGAGCCAGAGGATCGGTTTATAAGGCTATGCAATACGTACCCTAGAGTCGCCATTGGATCGTGCGGCGAATACGATGTACGCAATCCTGGCAAATGCGTCAGCAGAATGAGAGACGTTATACGCCACGTTGTTGACGATAACGGACAGCCAATAGCAAAGCTTCACGGCCTTAGAATGCTTAACAAGTCCGTGTTTAAGTACCTTCCTTTGTCGAGCGCAGACTCCACAAACGTAGCAAGAAACATAGGGATAGACAGCAAATGGGCTGGATCGTATAGCCCAAAATCAAAAGAGACCAGAGCAAGCATTCTGGTGGAAAGAATAGAGTCTATTAACTCAGCCAGCGCACTTCATTGGGATGAGGAAAAAGACAGGGTAGACGTACAGCTATCGTTTGAAATATAGCTTGGAGATCAAGATGAAGTTAAAAAGAACAGCGGCAGATCATTGGTTCAGTAGATGCGTTAGATTACGCAACGACTTCAAGTGCCAGGGATGTGGCGCACAGTACGAGTCAAACAGCACAGGATTGCACTGCTCTCACTACTTTAGCCGGTCAAAGAAGGGTATACGGTACGATGCAATGAATGCTTTTGCTCACTGCTACGGCTGTCACCAGAAGTACGGAAGCAACCCCGATTACTTTGTACGTCATTATATTGACACCTATGGCGAAGGTGCCTTGGAGTTGATTAGGGAAAAGGCAGAGGACATCAATCTTGGTAAGAGGATGAACAAGGAACAGAAGCTAATCGCTAAACACTATAAAACTGAGGCCGCACGTATGGAGAACGAACGAGCCTCAGGGGTGGCAGGGTGGCTAGAGTTTGTTAGTTGGGATTAACGAGCCTCTTGCTCAGGAGTTGGCTGTATATCTTGCGCCGCATAAACAGCTCGCGCTGTTGACATGGTAAGGCTACCTCTCAAAGCGTTTGTGTAGAACGCGCCGATGTCTCTAATATAATCAACGGAGCCTGCGCCTTTCTGTTTAACAAACTTCAGCATATCGTCTTTAGGCGGGTTGGCAAGCCTAGCAACCACATCTGGATCTTTAAGTATCTCAGCAGACTTTGTGTAGAATTTTTCTCGCCCTTTCACAATGACCGACTTCGAGACTAGGTTAATTACCTTTCGCTCTGGAGAGAGAATTTGGTTTCTAAAAGTTCCTATGTACTCAGAAGTGCTAACACCAGTTAGATCCTGAACGCTATCTATAACAGGAACTGACCCCATTGAGTCCTTCATTGTCTTGCTAACGCTTTCCATTAGGTCTCTTAAAGATGCCAGTTTGTTTATGTTCTTGACGTATTCAGAGCCAAAGATATCTTTTACGGCTTCAGCGTTTGCATTTATGTACTGTTGCATAGAGCCTTTGACTGTAATTCCCTGAGACAAGAACTCCTGCCTTAATCCGGAGAGAACAATGTCTCGCTCTTTTGCGCCAAGCTTGGATATCTCCGCCATGTACCGCTTTCTTTCGCCAGGGCTTGTCTTCATTTTCTTAACAACAGTATCCAGGTTGTTGTTTTCTATACTCTTAAAGAAACTATTAGACAGTTCTTTGGAGCGCTCGTTATAAGCTTCTTGATGTCTTGCTTGAGTGTTTCTGATTGTTCTTAGCTCGCTCGATACGTCGGTGAACTCCTTCTCCATATCAAAGTCGCGTATAAGCCTTTTGTTTTGTCTGATAAACCGATCTAGCTGTGCTTGCTGGATGTTTCCATCGTCCCCGATAACCCGAGCCTTTTCAGCCTTTAGTCGTATAGCGTGCCTAACAACAGCCACCCCTTCAGCACCAACAAAACTTACATAGTCTTTGGCTTTTTCATAATCCATTAAGGTTGTGGCCGCTTCGGCATCAAATCGTTTTGAGGTGAAATTTTTCATGCCTTCAGCCCTCATTGGCAAGCCAAGCTGTTCATAATAAAACTTGTCAGCTTTTGATAGGGTCGATACAAACTCAGGGTCTGTTTCTCTCATCTTGTTTAGCATCGAATTAACAATGCCTTTGGTTTTATAGAGTCGCTCTATTCTTTGATCAACCTCTGGAGTTCTAACCCTCCTGCTTAAAGATCCTATCTCTGTGTTAACTGCTTTCTTTAAAGAAATAACATCTGCGCCTGTTGCTTTTGGGATTACAACTTCTCCATCGGCTTCTTTAGGCATCCATCTTGCTTCTAGCTGAGCGGCAACTCTGCTGTTTGGGCCAAAAACATCATCTAATCTGACGTTTCTAAACTGACTGTAAACGTCTTGAACCAACTCGGGTTTCAAGGTAACTCTGTTGGCAACAACTTTTGCAGAGTCATAAAGCTTGTCGGCCTCACCTCTTATTATCGCCTCTCGCTTTTCTGATAGCTTGTTTGCCGCTCGACCTATGGCAACGCTATCAAGTTTTGAATCTAAAGAAATCCTCGTAGAAAGATCTACCATTGCATCTTCTATTTCTTTTGTTTGTTTTTCTAATAAATTTATGGACGCGGATTCACGATCTTTATAAGACTTCCGTAGCACCGTTTCCATTTGCGCCCTAACAACACTGTAATCCTCTGGGTCGGCTGAGGTTCTTCCTGTTAGCTTTCCTGATAGTTTGTCTGCTTCATCCGCTAGTTTTTTAGAATCAGAAATAAGTATCTCTTCCATTTCTTTTTGGAAGCCTTTATTCCCTTGAACTGTTTTTCGAACCCAATCTCTAGCTACTGGGTTGTCAGCCATGGTGGCTATGATTCCATCGACCTGAAGTCCAGGTATTTCCTGCTTAAGTTCAGCAAGATTCTCAACCGCTCTCGCCACTTCTTCAGGTCTTGTTGTTTCTGCGATCCTATTTATTTCAGCTCTGACTTGGCTATTTGCCATAGCCTCAGACCCAGAGCCAAGGATGCTTGACTCACCAAGAAAAAGTTTCTTAGTGTCACTACCAATTTTAAATCCAGTTTCAACCAATGGAGTTGTAACGGCTCCAGCGCTAACGCCACTAGCAAGGGCAAGGCTTGTGCTAAGTAGCGCAGTTCCTGTTTGACCAAGATCATATTGCTCTCCTAGCTCTTGTCCCACCATTGCGCCGCCAACACCCGCACCACCAGAAGCAAGCGAAGGAGTTAAGGTTTTAAAGAAATCAAAAAGATTTGTCTTTGGAATTTTTCCGGCAAGTTTAACTGGGGCGGAAACGCCAACATAACTTAAGGGGTCTCCTGGCAGGGTTGCAAGTTCTTGCAAAAATGTAAGCTCTTCATCAACAGGAACTCCGGCTTTCTTCCTGGCTTCTGCCTCTGTTATGGCCTCAATCTGTTGAAAGCCATCCTCTTGAGTCATGGTCTCTCGCCACTTTTCTGGCCCCAACAAAAACACATCAGGAACAAACTGATAGCCAACCCTCATAAAGCCAAGTTTAACTAGGTCTCCAACTGTTACATCATCGTCTTTATTGGCCGGCCCAATTTCTGTTTGCTGAGAAGTTCTTTTGCTTTGATCTTGGTTATTAACAGCCCAAGCAAGCACAACCTCTTCAGGCCACTCAACTGGATGCTCAACAGAAATAACCTCACCATTTGCCAGTTCTACCCTGCTTACTTTGGTACTCATAATCTTTTACCTTACTAAGGGACGATTCTTGCTGGAACCTTTCCGCCATACATTTTTATGACGTTCAGAGCCGCATTTTTTTCTCGGTCGCTATCTGAAATCGAGTAAGTGTTTATTGCCTCATTAACAATTTGTTTACTTGCAAGCTCTTGAACGCCAGCCATAATTTGGCGGTACTCACGGAAGGTGTCATCTGTCAGAGTGCCACTTACGGCCATTGTTACTGCATCAGAAATTTTTCTAATAATGTCCTTGCTACCCCTAAATCTATTAAGCTCTTGTTGTGCCTTAATGTCATTTGGATAAGCGGATGTAACAACCCTTTCAATAAGAGGAACTAATCCAGCAACATTGTCGCTAGTTAGTCTATCTAATGAAAAAAACTTTCTAGCTGTATCAAGGTCTGCCTCAGCCGAAGCCATGTTTGGATTAATGCTTCTCATAACAGTGAGAGATTCTGTTAATCCAGGAGTTCTAGCCCTTACTCTGTCAATTAAAGAGTTAAAGCTATTTGCTAATGAGGCATCATCTAACACAGATCCCGCCAATCTTTGCAATGCTTCAAGACTTTCAACGCTATCATAGTCTACGGGTATTTCTCTTTGTTTGGCTAACGCCTCAAGATTCAATAACCTTTCTTTTGATCCTGGGCCGCCAGCGCCACCAATTCCGCCAGAGCCATCTCTAGAGGGAACAATCCCTAAAACTTCTTTACTTACTTGTTTCCCGTCTTGAAATCCAAAACGAACGCTCTCTATGTTGCCCGTTTTAGTATTCAAAATATCGTCTGTTACATACTCAATTTTAGGGCCAAGACTGGCTATCTGTTCACTACCACGCATCCTAGCCTGGCCAGGACTAAGCGTGTATTCAGCAGGCGTAGTTGGCTTTAAGTAATCCTGAAGCTGAGAGATGCCCATGCTATTTATTAATGGCAGTAATTGTTCTGATTTAGGGCTTTTAGATGCTTTTACTCTAGCCGCCGCTCTCAAGTTTGTGAGTGTTCTTTCTCCGCTAATTTGACTCGCTTGAGCTTCAGCTTGTTGTCTAGCAAGCGCACCCAGTGTGTTTGCCTTTTCTGGATCTTTCTCTACTTCTGAATAATAATCAGCAAGTATTGAAGTATATTCGGCAGTTCCTGGCGTTGCGCCTTTTAGCATTCCAGCAAGACTCTGCTTTTTTCTTTCAATATCTGCTTGCTGTCTCATTCGCCCTGGCATTTCGCCTAGCTCACGAGCGGCAGTAAACAAACCCTCTTGATAAGAAGGCTGGGCCATAGCCCGTAAAAACTGCTGTGAAAATTTAGCCATGATTAGCCCCTTAAATTCCTAAAATATCTGCAATACCGCCGCCTATGTTGCCAAGACCGCCAGCAATGGTACTAAACAAACCGCCTAAGCTTGATCCGCCACTTGGAGCCGCTGAAGCCGCACGTTGTTGGTTGATCAATCCTGATATCACATTACTGCCGATACCACCAAGCAAGTTTGCTCTAGCCTGCTCTGCAAGTAACTGCGCTTCAATGCCAGACAGTGCAGTCTCACCAAAGAGTCCTGTACCAAACTGTTGTGCCTGCTGTGCAAGTTCTTGCTGAATCAAGCCAGGCTGTAATGCCGCAATCAATTGTTGCTGTGGCAAGTAACCAGCACCCAAGAACTGACCGCCTAGTGCCGCCTGCTGTGCTTGCTCTGCTTGCGCCTGTTGCATTGCGCTTAACATTGCTCGATTACGCGCCTCACCGATGGCTGTTTGTTGTGCCATGAGTTCTGGCGTAGCACCACCAAAGGCCGCTGAGGACGCTCCTAATCGCCCCTGAGCCGCTAAACGCTCTTCGAGTGCTAGACGTTGCC